AAATATGAAGACAAAGGAGTATCATTACGTTCTTTCTGTACAAACAACAATGCAGCATATGTTGCCGTTGAAGAAACGTATGGAGACCATTCGTACAATGGGCACGCTAAAAAAGATGAAGCGTTCCGAAATGATATGACCAATTTTGGCATATTAATGGAAGTACAAGGCATTGATAAACCATTTGAATGGTCAAGAGAAGTAGTTAAAAACTTACAAATAGATGGTACAGGATTATATTATAGCCCATCACGTAAACCATCTACAACATCAGAAGGTGTAAATGTATCAGCTATTCAAGTAGACACATTACATAAAATAGCAAAATCAATGCAACCATATTTTATGTATGTATATGATTTTATTGAGGACATGAAAAAAGTGTTCCCAACATTAAAAGACGATTGGGGTATTTATGTACCTGAAGTAAAATATCTATCACCTGAGCCACTTGTCGATTATACCAATTTAGCACTCACCAAGTATCCTAACGTACACTTCGTAGGCGATGCTTTATCAGCTAGAGGTATAACGGTAAGTGGTGCACAAGGGACTTATGTTGCAGAATCACTTTTGGATAATTAGAATAACTTTCGTATATTATAGACATGAAAAATAAAGAAAACAAATGGCCTAAGAGTCAAAAATTGAAAAAAGCAGATGGAACCATTGCATATATATGGGATGGTAAATTACATAACTGGGAAGGACCTGCTTTAATACCTGAAGGTATTGAAAGAAAAGGAGAATATTATTTATATGGTATACCTATGACTAAAGCAGAACATAAAGAAGCTATTAGCCAACAATCAGGTTTACCTTGGTATAAAAAACCAGCACCTAAAGGAATGACTCATAGAAATTAAAACAAAAAAAAAATATGAAAATAGGTTTATGTGGTACAATGAGTGTAGGTAAAACTACACTAGTAAATGCTTTAAAAGAAACAAAGCAATTCAAAGATTATATGTTTAGAACAGAACGTTCTAAATATTTAATGGAACAAGGCATCCCACTTAATACAGATTCAACATTAAAGGGTCAAACTATATTCTTGGCTGAACGTTGTGCTGAATTAATTCAAACAGATATCATTACAGATAGAACAGTCCTTGATGTTATGGCATTTACAATGAATGCTAAGTCAATAAACCATCAGGATAAAGAGGCGTTTGAAACATATGCTAGTGAATTTGTTAGAGAATATGATTATATATTTTATATATCTCCCTATGGAATAGAAATTGAAGATAATGGGGTTCGTGAGACAGATGAACATTATAGAGATTTAATTGATTTTACAATTACAACATTAATTAAAAGACATGGTCATAAAGCGGGCACAATAGAAAAAATATCAGGTTCAACAGAAGAACGAATTCAACAAATATTAAAGTTTACTAACCTTTAACATATTTATAATAAAACCTACAATATAATGAAAAAATCAGACCTAAATAATTTTATAAAGGAAAATATTATAGAAACTTTATCTGAAGCGGATGTTGATATCCCCCTAGCTAAAATAACAACACAGAAAGCAAATGCTAAAATAACCAATGCTCAAGGGTTTGCACAATTTATTTTAAAAACATGGAATGATATTTCTGATGAAGAAAATGACAGCGTAACAGCAATACAAGATTTAAAGATAGCAAAGGCTAAATTAGAAAAAGTATCAAAAGCAGAACCAACTGATATAAAAGAAGATGAAGATAAAGAACCATCAAAATCTGATATTAAAAAAACTAAAGGTTTAGCCAAAGCAAAAGAAGAATTAGCACTATTAACTCGTGAAATGAAATCATTAGCCAAAAAGTATTCTAAAGCTGAAGGTGAAGAAAAAGAAAAATTAGTTAAAGTCTTAAAAGATAAAACTAAATTAAAAAAAGAACTAGAAAGTATTCTAGATAAAAAGAAGATATAATGTCATCTAAGGAAAGGTTTTTATATATTGCTATAGTATTTTTTGGTGCTTACTACTTAATTAATATGTACTCTTCAAATGAAGATGAATATATTAATGAGTATAATAGTAAAATAGAAGCATTAGAAAGTAAAATTAATTCTTTACATAACATAAATGAAGAATTAACCTTGGAAATTGATACCTTAAATGGTCAAATAAATAAATTAGACCAAGAAATTAGTAAACAAGATAGTAAAATAGTTACATTAAAAAGACAAACAAATGAGAAAGTTAATAATGTTGATTCTTTTGGGGGTGATGAGCTTGAACAGTTTTTCACAGAACGTTATAGACAGTACCTCGATTCAATTAAAAAAACCAATAGCCAGACTAGTAATTAAAGATTTAATAACGGGGGACAGCTTTAAACAAGAATTGAGTTTAATTAACACAAAGTACTCTTTATTAGAAAATAAAATGATATTAAAAGATAGTGTTATTAATAACCTTAACTTTCAAATATATAATTTTAACTCTATATTAGATACAAAGGGGTCACAACTTATACTTTCCCAACAGTTAAATGAAAAACTAAAACTTGAAGTAAAAAAACAAAAGTTTAAAAATAAATTAACAGCAGGGGCTGGAGTAGTAGCGGTATTAGCTGCTGTACTTTTAGTAAAATAGTTATATGACTGATTTCAAAAAAGTAATACGCCAAGAATACTTAAAATGTGCTCAAGACCCCGTACATTTTATGCGTAAATACTGTTATATACAGCACCCACAACGTGGTCGCATACAATTTAACCTGTACCCATTTCAAGAAAAAGTATTAACGTTATTTCAAAACAATGATTATAGTGCTATATTAAAATCTAGACAATTAGGTATATCTACTTTAGCAGCAGGTTATTCATTATGGTTAATGACATTTCATAAAGATCGAAATGTACTAGCACTAGCAACTACACAAGCAACAGCAAGAAACTTAGTAACAAAAGTACAATTCATGTGGGAGAATTTACCCTCATGGCTTAAAGTAGATTCAGCTGAAAATAACAAATTATCATTAAGATTAATTAATGGTTCAAAAATACAAGCTAAATCTTCCAATGCTGATGCTGCACGTTCAGAAGCCGTTTCCTTACTAATAATAGATGAGGCAGCCTTTATTGATAATATTGCTGAGACATGGGCCTCTGCACAACAAACACTAGCAACGGGTGGTGGTGCTATTGTATTATCTACTCCTTATGGTACAGGTAACTGGTTCCACCAGACGTGGGTTAAAGCAGAACAAGGCCTAAATGATTTTCTACCAATTAAGTTACCTTGGTACGTACACCCCGAAAGAGACCAAACATGGAGAGATGCTCAAGATGCATTATTAGGTGACCCTAGATTAGCAGCCCAGGAATGTGACTGTGATTTTAGCACTTCAGGTGATATAGTATTTTATAATGAATACCTAGAATATTATGAAAAATCATTTATAAAGGAACCTTTAGAAAAAAGGGGTGCTGATCAAAATTTATGGATATGGGAAAATGCTTCGTATATTAAAAATTATATGGTTGTAGCGGATGTTGCTAGAGGTGATGGAAAAGATTATTCTACATGCCATGTTATTGATATAGAAGATAATGTTCAAGTTGCAGAATACCGAGGACAAATTGGAACTAAAGAATTTGGGCATTTATTAGTTGGGTTAGCTACTGAATATAATGAAGCGATGCTTGTAATAGAAAACGCTAATATAGGTTGGGCAACTATACAAGTAGCAATAGATAGAAACTATTCTAACCTTTATTATTCACAAAAGAGTGGAGAAGTAAATGCTAATTCGTATTTTGACAAATATCAAGACCATTCAAAGATGGTAGCTGGTTTTACAATGTCATCTAGAACAAGACCTATGGTAATAGGGAAGTTTCAAGAATATATTGGTGATAAAGGAGTAACAATACAATCAAGAAGGTTAGTAGAAGAAATGAAAGTGTTTATTTGGAAAAATGGTAGAGCAGAAGCACAGACGGGTTATAATGATGATTTAGTTATGGCTTTTGGTATTGCTATGTATGTAAGAGATACAGCACTCAAATTTAGACAAAGAGGAATTGACATTACAAAACAATCATTAAATAATATGTCAGTTAATAGAACACCTTACCAAGGAAGTTATGGTGGGGGGTATAATCAAGTAAAAAACCCATATGAAATTGACACTCCAGATGGTAAAGAGAACATTAAATGGTTATTATAACCATATTTATAACAATAATTAAATATTAAGATGGCAGATACAGGTGTATTTTCAAGATTAAAAAGACTATTCTCAACAGACGTTGTTATACGTAACGTAGGAGGTAACCAAGTAAAAACAATAGATTCAGGACATATTCAATCTAGTGGTGAATATGAAACTAATGCATTAGTAGATAGGTTTAATAGAGTATATTCTACGGCACCTACTTCATTATATGGGGCACAGTTTAATTTAAATTACCAATACTTAAGAACCCAATTATACTCTGAATATGACATAATGGATCAAGATGCCATTATAGCTTCTTCACTAGATATTATAGCTGATGAATCCACCCTTAAAAATGATATGGGTGAAGTACTTCAAATTAGAAGTTCAAATGAAGATATTCAAAAGATTCTATATAATTTATTTTATGATGTACTAAATGTAGAATTTAACTTGTGGATGTGGGTTAGACAAATGTGTAAATATGGTGACTTTTTCTTAAAATTAGAAATTGCTGAAAAATTTGGTGTTTATAATGTTATACCCTACACCGCGTACCATATTGAAAGAATTGAAGGTTCAAACCCTGAAAACCCTGCCGAAGTAAAATATAAATGGAACCCCGATGGTTTTGCTGGAAGTTCTTATGGGTACTACAATGTTCCAGGACAAAACCTAGACGGAGGACCAGACGATAAAGGGGGAATTATTTATGATAATTACGAAATGGCTCACTTTAGAATGGTTGGGGATGTTAATTACCTTCCTTATGGTAGAGCATATATTGAACCAGCTAGAAAATTATTTAAACAGTATACATTAATGGAAGACGCGATGTTAATTCATAGAATTGCTCGTGCACCAGAAAAAAGAGTATTTTATGTAAATGTTGGAGCAATTCCTCCAAATGAAGTAGAAGCATTTATGCAAAAAACTATTTCAAATATGAAACGTACTCCAATGATGGATGAAAAAACTGGAGAGTATAACTTGAAGTATAATATGCAAAATATGCTTGAAGATTTTTATATTCCTGTTCGTGGTAATGATAGTGCTACAAAAATTGACACTACTCCAGGTTTACAATATGATGGTATTGCTGATGTTGAATATTTAAGAGAAAAATTATTTGCCGCCCTAAAAGTACCTAAAGCATTTATGGGTTATGATGAAAATACAGAGGGTAAAGCAACTTTAGCAGCCCAAGATATTAGATTTGCCCGTACAATTGATAGAATCCAAAGGATTTTACTTTCGGAATTACAAAAAATTGCATTAGTGCATTTATATACCCAAGGTTATAAGGATGAGTCTTTAACTAACTTTGAGTTATCAATGACAACCCCATCAATCATATATGACCAAGAAAGAATTGAATTGTTAAAGTCTAAAACTGAATTAGCAGGTACAATGTTAGAGCAAGGTTTAGTACCTTCAGATTGGATATACCACAATGTATTCCACTTTAGTGAAGACCAATATGATGAATACAGAGATTTAGTTCGTGCTGATTCAAAACGTAAATTTAGAATAGCACAAATTGAAGCAGAGGGTAATGATCCTGTAGAAACAGGCAAGTCATATGGTACACCTCATGATTTAGCCTCATTATATGGTAAAGGAAGAATGGATTCTGATCCAAATAATGTTCCGGATGGGTATGCAGGTGATTTAGAATTAGGAAGACCAAAAGATGGTATAACTAATAGAGGTAAACAAGTAAATAATTTTGGTAAGGATCCTCTAGGCGTAAAACGAATGAAAGATACAGATAAAAATGATGGTGACGGAAGACCAAGGTTATCTGAGTTTGAAGATCCAAAAATTACTTTACTAAAAAATAAGGACATTTTTGATAAAATTAATGAAAAAAAATTAATTTTTGAACAAGATAAAGATAGTTCTTCTCTACTTGATGAATCTCAACTAAAATCCTAATATTTATAAATAAATATATTTTTGATGAAAATTAAACACTCAAAGTATAAAAATACAGGTATCCTGTTTGAACTATTAGTTAGACAGATAACCTCAGATACCCTTTCAGGTAATGACTCCGCAGCTGTAGATATTTTAAGAAAATATTTTGTTAAAACGGAACTGGGGCGCGAATACAAATTATACGAATCCATTAGCAAGTCTTCAGTATTAACTGAAGTAAAAGCAAGTTTATATATAAACACTACATTAGATAGTTCAAAACATTTTAATAGAAGTGTACTTAAGAAACAAAAATATAATTTAATCAATGAGATTAAAGAAAATTATGACTTAAATACATTCTTTAGTGCTAAGATAAAAAATTATAAAGAAATTGCAGCTTTATATACTTTAATAGAAGGGAGTAATACAAATGGGGTTATTGATAATAACCAACTAATTGATAATAAAATTACACTTTTAGAATTCTTAACTAGATCTAAAATTAACCAATCTAAGAAAGATCAACTACTTGAAGAATATTCAGGATATGATAAAGATATAAGAACATTAACTTATAAAATCTTACTGGAAAAATTTAATGATAAATATAACTCATTAAGTAATGATCAAAAACAAGTACTTAAGGAATTTATATATTCAGTAGATTCTACACCTGGTTTAAGGAAATTTTACAATACCAAAATCCAAGAATTAAAAGAAACTTTAAATAAAGAGTCTTTAAGTATTAAAGATAAAGCTACACAAGTTAAAATTACTGAAGTAGCTAAATTTTTAATAGAATTGGGTAAAAATGATAAAGTAGATAATTCTAACTTAGTTGATTTATTACAATATTATGAATTAGTTAAAGAAATTCGAGTATCAAATGGCTTATAAATATAAACTTAAGGAAATAGAGGTAGGAGATACAAAAGTAAGTGGGGGTGTTAAATCTGTAGTCACAGATAAAGATCCTACTACTGGTGCTATATCTTGGTCTATTGATTATGTTCCTAATTTGACTAAATTAGTTGAAGATGTGGATGAATTAACAAAAACAGCAAAAGGTGTATATCAAAAAGTAAAAGATGATAAAAAGTTTTTAGATATATATGAACAAGCTAGATCCCTAAGAAATACTATTAGAACACACGTTAGAAATAACTACCCAGAAGAATATAAAAAAGCAATGAATGAAGAAGAAGTAGAAGAAATATCTACTTCAGGAGGTGCGGGTGCTTACAATACACCATATGCTTTTAGATTAAAAGGTTCAAAACCAAATATTAAGGCATATAAAGAATTAGGGTATAAAGAAGTAGAAGAATCTGCTGAACAACCTGGTGAAGATTTAGGTCCAGGACCTAAAGCAACAGAAAATGGGGTTAGTGATAATGCATATGTAAAACAATTTAAATATAAATTAGTCCCTAAAACAAAAAATGGTACTTATGTACAAAAAGGATCAGGACTTGAAGTAGATAAATTATTTTAATATGTATAAGTATAAAATAATTAAAGAAGAAGAAAGCAAATCAGAAAGGTTCCAACAGGAGCGAATTGATGCCTTTAGTAAAATAGAGGATAGAATAGATAATATTAAAAAATTACTACGTCAAGCAAAAATAGAAACTATAAAAGTATACAGGGAACAACCAGATACTTTTGCTGTAATAAAACCTACAGACATAATTAACGATTATTTGAAAGACATAGAAACATTATTAAAATAAAAACATGAAAACACTACAAGAACAATACAACCAAATTAAAAATGGTGGGGGTCGCAAAGATTTATTCTTAAAAGAAGCAAAATCTACGTACCCTAATTTAATTAGTAATATTACTTCTTTTAAAGATGCTGAAAATATTCTAAAGAATAAAAGCATTATAAATGAAGAATTAGGTGGTGTAGTTACATTACAACCTTTAGTAAAGCTAACTTCAGAAGATTTTAACCCAAATAAACAAGCTTGGGAAAATAAATTTGAAGCTTTTCTTGCTGAAGAAAAAGCTAAATCACTAAAACCTGTTGTTAACGACAAAGAAAAAGTTAATACAAAGGAACAAGATGAAAAAATTAAAGCAGAAGCTAAAAAAGTTGATGGTACAGTAGAAAATATTGAAAAACGTAATTATGATTATTCACCTAAAGTAGATAACATTAACAATGTTAATGCCCAGGAAATGATGAACGGTGTTTATTATGAATGTAAAAATGATCCTAGTTTATCATTAGCAGAAGCTCAAGAAAAAGTAATTAAAAACCTAGCTAAAGATCAATTACACTATGTAAAAGAAGGTCAATTTGGTGTAGGTATAGGATATACAGAACAAAAAGTAGAAGAAAACTCAGGTAAAACCTATGGGGGTAGTGGGTATAGTGATAAACTAAAAGATGGAAAATCTGATATGGTACCTGTTAAAGAATCTAAACTAAAAGAATTAGTTAAAGAATCATTAGGTGGAGTTGTAACATCAGGTAACCCAAATTCATTAGCAGCACAATCAGGAGATATGTTTAGACAAATAATGTCTGAGGATGAATGGCAACAACAAGCCGGTTCTCAATATCATAAAGGACTATATGCTGAGGAGGAAGAAAAATTACCAATGGATGAAAATGAAGTAGAAGAAGCAAGAGAAAAAGCAATTGAAGCTTCCCAAGAAAAAGCGGGTATGGATGAAGAATCAAGACCTGACTACCCAGATGTAGATGGCGACGGTGATACAAAAGAACCAATGGCAAAAGCAGCTAAAGATAAAAAGAAAAAAATGAAAAAAGAATCAATTGATAGTAAATTAGCTGAAATAGGAAAAGAAGCTGAAAAGGTAAAAATGGAAGCTCAATTAGATTTCCTACATGACCATATTCAAGAAAAAGTAGATAGAGTTAGTTCAATTCAAGAGGATGAAAATCTAAGTGAATTAATTGATAAGTCTAAAATGAAACAAATGCAAAGAGAGATCAAAGATTTAGAAAGAAAGAAAATGAAAATGGAAAAAATCTATGAAAAATCTTGTGGAGCTAAGTATGCAAAAAAGGAAATGGTTGACGAAACAGAAATAGACAATGAGTAAAAAACTATTAATAGAGACCCATACAATTCAAATTCCTCCTACTTCATTAACTGAAAGTGTTAGTGCTAGTAATGGGAACATGATTGTTGAAGGGATATTAGCTACCTGTGAAGTAAAAAACGGAAACGGTAGGTATTATTCTAAAGAATTGTGGGAAAGAGAAATGGATAAATATAGTGAATTAATTGAACAAAGACGTTCAATGGGTGAACTAGACCATCCCGAATCACAAGTAATCAATTTACAAAATGTATCACACCTAATATCAGGGTATAGATGGGATGGAGATAATATTATAGGTAAAATTGAAGTACTACCCACACCTTCAGGGGATATATTAAAAGCACTAGTTGGAAATGGAGTTACAGTGGGGGTATCATCTCGTGGTATGGGTTCATTAGAGGAAAGAAATGGTGTAATGGAGGTACAAGATGACTTTGAATTACTTTGTTGGGATTTTGTTTCAACTCCTTCTAATCCTGGATCGTACATGCATATGATTAAAGAAGGAAAAGAAAATTTAGAATTATTTGATTATACTAAAATCAATAGTATAATACATGAAATACTTTGTTCTAAAGGCTCTTGCTCGATAACATAAAAATATTTCTTCGGACGCTACCGACGGATTTAAAACATTGAGCGCTCATTTTGAGCGCTTTTTGTATTTTAAAATATTTTCATATACGTATAACTGTAATACATCATGAACATTCTTATATGATGTCGACTAAATAAATATTTCTATTACGCTTCATGAATAAGCGTATTTCACAAACTAAATTTTGGGATTATGACAAACAGAGATTTGTTAACCGAAGCTATTGCTGATGCTAAAGCTGTCAAAGAAACTGCCATCGCTAATGCTAAACTTGCCCTTGAGGAAGCTTTTACTCCTTACCTAAAAAATCAACTATCTGCTAAATTAGAAGAGATGGATAAAGATGATGACGAGGTAAAAGAAGCAAAAGAAGAAGATAAGGATGAAGTTAAAGAAATGGATGCCCCAAGCTTTGAAAGAAAAAATTCACCCGCAGGTGATTCTTTAAAAGATCTAACACCTAAAAAAGTAGGACAATCTACTGTACAGGAAGAGGAAGAAAAAGAATTATCAGAAGATGAAGTTAATCTAGATGAGTTACTGGCTGAATTGGAATTAGATGAAGATGCACGAACTGACGCTGAAGAAGAAGGCTATAAGGACGGTATGAAAGATGAAAAAGAGGACGAAGATGATAAAATTGAGGACGAGGATATCGACCTTGAAGATATGTCAGAAGACGACCTTAAAGGTTTCATCGAAGATGTCATTAAAGACATGGTTGAATCTGGCGAAATAGAGCCAGGCGACGAATTCGTAGAAGACGAAGTTGAAGTAGAGGACGTTGAAGACATTGATGTTGAAGACGAAGTAAGCGTAGACGTAGAAATCGACGAAGCTAAAAAGGAAGAATTAGATGAAAAGGTAAAAGGCGAAAAAGGGGCTGGAAACGAAGATGGTGACAAAGATGACACTAAGATCGAGAAAGAAACTGAAAAAATGAGATTTAAAGAAGCATTAGATGAAATCGAAGCTCTTAAAGTTGAATTACAAGAAGTAAACCTATTAAACGCTAAGTTACTTTACACTAACAAAATCTTTAAAGCAAAAAACTTAACCGAAAGTAAAAAAGTTAAGGTATTAAAAGCATTTGACAAAGCAATTAATGTAGAACAAGCAAAAACTATTTTTGAAACATTAAATGAAGGAATTACATCAACTGTAACTACTCCAACAATTAATGAATCAGTAAAAAAAGGATCTGCTTCAAAAGCTAGTGGTTTAGAACCAAAAGCTACAAAACAACCAATTGTAGAATCAAATGATATTTATAACCGTATGCGAAAACTTGCAGGTTTAATTTAAAAAATAAATAATAAACAATTAAAAATTTTAGACATGAGCTTAAATTCATTATTAGAAAGCGCAAACCCATACCAGTCTATGCAGTCTGATGCGGCTAGATTATCTAGCAAATGGGAAAAAACAGGTCTTTTAGAAGGTTTAAATGGTACCCACAAAAACAACATGGGTCTTATTCTTGAAAACCAAGCTAAACAACTTGTAGTAGAATCTTCACAAACAGGTGGGGGTGCTGCATCTTCAGGTACATTCCAATCACAAACTGCTGTTAATATCGGTGGTCAGTGGGCAGGAGTTGCTTTACCATTAGTAAGAAAAGTATTTGGACAAATCGCAGCGAAAGAATTCGTTAGTGTACAACCAATGAACTTGCCTTCAGGTTTAGTATTCTTCTTAGACTTCCAATACGGAAGTGATCACACACCTTTTGCAAAAGGAAGTTCTTTATACGGGAACGGAACTGCAGACACAGCTCCATTTGGTAACACAAATGCAGGTGGACTATATGGTGCAGGTAGATTTGGATATTCAATCAATAACTCACAATCAATTATGGCTTCAGATGTATCAAGTGCAGAAGCAACATGGAGTGATTTAGATTATGATTCAGCTTATACTTCTTCAACAGTATCACCAGCAGATTACTGGAAAGTTTCTGTACCAACTGCTTCTTTAGATTTCGTAGATAAAGAAGGTGTTGCAGGATTCCAATTATTCTCAGGTTCATCAGCAGGTTCAATTAGTGGAAACGCTGCAGGAGTACAAATTTCAGCATTCACAAAATATGATGGTGGAGCATTTGTAGATTTCGTAGTAGCTAAAGCTGATTTAGTAGGTGTAGGACCAGTTGCATTCGTACCAGGCGATCTTGTAACAGTTGTATACCAACTACAACCAACTGATAGATACAGAGGTGATTTCGAAGATAGAAACCCAGAGCCAAATAGCTTGAACGAAAATGGAATTGACATTCCAGAAATTAACGTACAGATGAAATCATCTGCTATTGTAGCTAAAACACGTAAGTTAAAAGCTGTATGGACTCCTGAGTTCGCACAAGATTTAAATGCTTACCACGCTCTAGATGCTGAAGCTGAATTAACTTCAATCTTAAGTGAGTACATTTCATTAGAAATTGACTTAGAGATCTTAGGAATGTTAATGGAAAATGCTGCTGCTGGAAACGAAGTATGGTCTGCAGTTAACAACAGATCTATCGTAGATGACGGTGCTAATGGTATTGTTTCAGAACTTGGGTTCTATAACAGCCAAGGACAATGGTTCCAAACATTAGGAACTAAAATCCAGAAGTTAAGTAATGTAATTCACCAGAAAACATTACGTGGAGGTGCAAACTTCCTAGTATGTTCTCCAGCTGTAGGTACTATCCTAGAATCAATTCCAGGATTTGCTGCTGATACAGATGGTGATGCTTCAAAAGCTTCTTATGCATTTGGTGTACAAAAAGTAGGTCAATTGAATGGACGTTACAAAGTATACAAAAACCCATATATGACAGAAAACCAAATCCTATTAGGATTTAGAGGTTCTCAGTTCTTAGAAACGGGTGCTGTATTTGCTCCATACATTCCATTAATTATGACTCCATTAGTATACGATCCAAATACCTTCACACCACGTAAAGGATTATTGACTCGTTACGCTAAGAAAATGGTACGTCCAGAATTTTATGGTACTATCCAAGTAAACGGATTAAATACTCTATAATAAGAGGTTAAATCTTACTTAATAATTAAACCCGGCTTTGGCCGGGTTTTTTTATCTTCTTCATATTTATAATGGAATAATAAAGTTATCAAACAATGGCGAGTAAGTTACACACTGACGAAGTTTATCGTGCAAAAAGAATACCAAAAAATCCTATTAAGTTTAAATTACAGTTAAACGAGGAACAAAAACAAGCAAAGAAAGTAATATTAGAAAATACTATAACATTACTAGCGGGTAGTGCTGGTAGTGGAAAAACTCTTTTAGCTTGTAATGTTGCCCTAGATGGTCTATTACGAAGAATGTATGATAAAATCATAATAACCCGACCTACTGTATCGAAAGAAGAAATAGGTTTTTTACCTGGTGATTTAAGAGAAAAAATGGACCCCTGGGTTCAACCAATTTATCAAAATTTCTTCCAATTATATGATAAAGTTAAAGTTGAAAAACTTATTGAAGATGGCAAAATAGAAATTGTACCTGTATCATTTATGAGGGGTAGAACTTTTCTAGATTCACTAATAATTGTAGATGAGGCACAAAACGTTACTCATGAACAAATGGAGATGATTACCTCTCGTTTAGGTTTGAGAAGTAAAATGATGGTATGTGGTGATTCCCACCAAACAGACTTAAAGAAAAAATCAGATTCTGGGTTTAAGTTTTTATACTCGGCTTCAAGAAAAATTAAAAATTTAGCAGGTGTTACTTTAACAACTAACCATAGAAATGAAATTGTTGAAGAATTAATAGAGTATTATACTAATGCTATTGATAAAGGAATATCACTAGTTACATCGGGATCTAATTCAAGGTCTAAATAGTAACACTTTCTTTCATATTTATAAATAAAACATACACCTATTAAATTAAATACATTAAGATATGAATATACCTATTTGGACAGGGGTTAGTACTTTTGCAGCAGGACAAACACCTTTTGGGTTTTATGATGGTGATACTGATTTTGCAGTGGACGCTAATAAAGTAGCAAATTTTTGTGCTCAAAGACTAGGTTTCCCTTTGGTAGATGTTGAACTTCAATCTGGTTCGTTTTTTACCGCCTTTGAAGAAGCTGTTACTATATATGGTAACGAAATATACGCATATAAAATACGAGATAATCAATTATCACTGGAGGGATTACCAACGGCGTCAAACTTAAATCAAGCGCTTATAACTCCCAATTTTGAACCAATAGTTAGATTATCAGAACAATATGGTGAAGAAGCAGGTTCAGGAGGTAATGTAAATTACTACTCAGGCTCTTTTGCATTAACTTCTAGCCAACAAAATTATTCTTTTCAAACATTTATGACTGCTAGTGGTTATGTTGGTCCTGAATACATGCATGGTATTGAAGTTAAAAGAGTATTTTATCAAGAACCTTATCCTGCATCTGCTAGATATTTAGACCCTTATGATGGTTTTGGTTTTGGTGGGGCAATGGCTGCAGGAGTAATGGGTGTAGGAGGATTTGCTGCTGATGGTGGGTACTTAATGTCCCCTTTAAATTATGAAGTAGCGGTTATCCAACAAATTGAAATGAGTGAAACTATTAGGAGAAATAATTATTCATTTGAACTAAGAGGAGATAATTTAAAAGTATTCCCTATACCTAATTTTGGACAATCAGGGATAGATACACCACCTAAAATTTGGTTTGAATATATATTAAGAGATGAAAGAATAAATAATGGGGTACAACAGTCCCCAGGTAATGTAACTAATGTTTCTAACACCCCTTATGGTAACCCAAATTATAACCAAATAAATAGTGTAGGTAGACAATGGATTTTTGAATATACTTTAGCATTAGCTAAAGAAATGTTAGGGTATGTAAGAGGGAAATATGGTAATATCCCAATCCCAAATTCTGAAGTTACATTAAACCAATCAGATTTAATTGCAGCAGCAACAGCAGAAAAAACAGCACTAATAGAAAGATTAAGAACTTATTTAGATGAAACATCTAGAGCGGCTTCACTAGAGAGAAGGGCAAAAGAAGGAGATTCAAAAATGTTGGAATTACAAAAAGTTCCATATACAATTTTTATAGGATAATATGGCAATGTTCACCAAAGTTAGAGATGTTTCTCTAATGCGAAAATTTAATAGAGAATTGATGGGTAATATTATTACTCAACAATGTGCCTTATATCAATTTAAATTAGAAGAAACTAAAGTTAATATATATGGTGAAGCAGCTGAAGAGAAATATTATGATGGTCCATTCTTATTCAATATATTAATAGATAGGGGAGATCAACAGTATCCCGAAGCGGGAGAAGGGGTACAATTTGAACAAGGTATCAATTTTTATTTCTTTAGAGATGATTTAGTAGATGCCGATGTAGTACCACAAGTAGGTGATATTATTTTATATGAAACTGCTTATTATGGTGTACAAAGCACTATAGCTAACCAATATTGGGGAGGTAAAAATCCATCTTACCCTAATAATGACTCAGATGGAGTACCAAACCCATTAAACCCTGGATTAGAATTATACGGTAATAGTGTATCAATACTATGCTCCACTTATTATATCCCAGCTGATAAAGTTGCGATTTCACCTTATATAGAAAGAATGTAATGTCAAAACCTAGAAAACCCATACCAAAATCTCAATTAACACTAAGTAATTCAAAACATAGTGCATTTGAGGGTATCGAAGGAAGAGGAGAAACTGGTAATCCAAATAATTCCATTTCTCCACCTAATCCTAATTATACTGAGACTGGAATAGATTTTAATAGGTCTAACAATATGAGCCTTAAAGGAGAATCATCTAAACAGTATTCTATTGGTTTAAAAGATATTGATGAAGCGATTTTTTACTATTTCCAAAACAAAATTCAACCTTTTGTGTATCAAAATGGTCAACGTAGAGAGGTGCCTGTAATATATGGTGCTCCTGAAAGATGGAAATCATTCCAACGTGATGGGTACTATAGAGATAAAAAGGGTGCTATTATGCTACCTATTATAGTAATTAAAAGAGATTCAATATCTAAAGATAGAACAGTAGCAAATAAACTAGATGCTAATGGTCCTAATTTATATGGTAAGTGGTCCAAACAATATAGTTCAAAAAACTTTTATAGTAATTTTGCTACATTAAATAATAGAAAACCTATTGAAAAGTTTCATGTTGTAGCCCAACCAGACTATGTTACAATGGAATATAGTTGTATAATCCAGACATACTACATGGAGCAACTAAACAAAATAATAGAGTCGTGTGAATATGCTTCGGATGCTTACTGGGGAATGCCTGAAAGGTTTCAATTTAGAGCCTTTATAGATACCTTCACTACTGCAACTGAATTAACTCAAGGTAAAGATAGATTAGTTACTGGTACTTTTAATATTAGACTAAGAGGATATATATTACCCGATACAATACAAAAAGAATTAAATGCAACTAAGGTATATAACTCAAAAGCAAAAATTTCAATTAATACTGAAACAGTATCAGACATAAATGGTTTTCAAATAGTTTCTAATCCAACTGAAGATGGAAGGAAAAGAACGTAATTTTGAATTAACTTATATATATTTATAATTAAATAAAAAAATAATTATGAGCATTAAAAAGTTATCAAAAGAAGAAATTCAAACCCTTCAAGACTACCAAGTTAAAAACAATGAAATAGTAGGGGGTTTAGGTACAATAGAATTAAGAATAGAATCTTTAAAAAAAAATAAAAAATCATTATTAGAAGAATTTGAGAAGTTACAAAAAGACCAATTAGATACAGGTAATCAACTTCAAGAAAAATATGGTGAAGGTAATATAGACCTAGAAAAGGGTGAATTTACTCCAATAGCTTAATATTTCGAAACATCTTCTAATATTTATAATAAAACAATACTAATAAATTAATAAACAATGGCAGAGCAAACTCTATTATCTCCAGGTGTCTTAGCAAGGGAAAATGACCAATCTTTTATTGGTGCTAGACCTGTTACTTATGGTGCAGCTATTATTGGACCCGCTACTAAAGGACCAGTTGGAATTCCAACAGCAGTTTCTACTTTTTCACAATATGAAGCAATATTCGGAAGTACAGTAGAAAGTGGATCCCAATTTTATACTTACTTAAATTCATTATCCGTTAGAAATTACTTCGCACAAGGTGGTGAATCATTACTAATGACTCGTGTAGTTTCAGGAAGCTATACTTCTGCAACTTCTTCCATCCCAAGTAATTCTAAAGATGGTGGTAAATTAGTTACTGGAGTAGATGCCCTACTAACATCAATTGCCGCTCCCGCACCTAATATTTCAGGTTCAAATGGTGGTGTAGTAAATAATGTTTCAGCTACAGGAGGTAGTGGTACAGGAGCAATAGCTTCGATTACAATCGCAGCACAAGATGGAGCAACTGCTACAGTTTCAGTAGTTGATTCAATTACAATTACAACTGTTGGAGAAAATTATAATGTAGGAGATACAATTTCCTTCCCATCTGAATCTTTAGGAGCAACTGAACCATTGGGAACAAATTTAACATACACACTACAAGACTCAGACTTACAGTGGGATCCTTCTTTTACAATAAAAACTATTTCTGAAGGAGCAAATATGAACAACTACCAAGTGGTAGACGGTGCTAACGGAACTTTAGATAATGGAACTAATGATAACATTAGATGGGAAATTGCCTCAGTAAACACAGCTTCAGGTCAATTTTCATTATTAGTTAGAAGAGGAAATGATACATCAACCTCAAAAACAGTATTAGAAACTTATAATAATCTATCCTTAGACCCTACTGCACCAAACTATATTGCAAATGCAATTGGTGATACTTACTATCAGGTAGCTCAAGATGGAACTGATTATTATGTTAAAACATTAGGTAATTACCCACAAAGGAGTGCTTATATCTATGTAGAAAGTGTTAATAAACCAACACCACAATATTTTGATAATAACGGAACAGCAAAAGCGGCATTTACTTCAAGCTTACCAAACAATGTAGCAAATGGAGGATCAGGATCATTTAGCAATGCTACAGGTAATGATGTAACAGCTACCAATTCACCTGTTAAGTTTAATGAATTTATAACAGCAGGTAATATCCAAGGATTATCTACTAATGATTACACACAATCACTTAACTTGTTAAGTAATTCTGATGATTACCAATTCAATGTAGTTACAGCCCCAGGTATTAATTCACAACTACATGGTTCTATAGCAACTAAGTTAGTAACATTAGCACAAGGTAGAACAGATTGTATAGCAGTGATTGATGTAGCAGCGTATAACTCGTCAATTAACGTAGTTACAACGCAAGCAAGTGCTTTTGATAGCTCATATGCAGCAACATATTGGCCGTGGTTACAAACGGTAGATGCGTCAACTGGACAAACAGTTTGGGCACCAGCCTCAACATTTATTCCAGCAGTTTATGCTTTCACAGATGCCTCTTCAGACCCATGGTTCGCACCAGCAGGTTTAATTAGAGGAGCTTTAGGAAGTGTAGTAAGAGCAGAAAGAAAATTAACATCAGGTAACAGAGATACTTTATATGAAGCAAATGTTAATCCAATAGCTACATTCCCAGGAAGTGGAGTTGTAGTATTTGGACAGAAAACATTACAGAAAAGAGCAAGTGCTTTAGATAGAGTAAATGTACGTAGATTATTGATTGCCCTTAAAGCATATATAACCCAAGTATCAGATAACTTAGTATTTGAACAAAATACAAATGCAACTAGAAATAACTTCTTAGCAAATGTAAACCCATACTTAGAATCAGTACAACAAAGACAAGGATTGTATGCCTTTAAAGTAGTAATGGATTCTACAAACAACACACCAGATGTAATAGATAGAAATGAGTTAGTAGGACAGATTTACTTACAACCAACTAAAACAGCAGAATATGTAATTTTAGATTTCAACGTATTACCAACAGGAGCAACATTTCCTGAATAAAAACAAAAGAATAGAATATTTATAATAAAAATATATAACAATGGCAGTATTAGACCCGAACGAAATATTTTATACAGCATTTGAACCAAAACAACAAAACAGGTTTATATTGTATGTAGATGGAATCCCTTCATATCAAATAAAAGGTATGGGAGCTGTTTCATTAACTCAAGGTACAGTTCAATTAAACCATATTAACGTTGCAAGATACGTTAAAGGTAAAACACTTTGGAATACAATTCAAATGACGTTATTTGACCCAATTACACCTTCAGGTGCTCAAGCATGTATGGAGTGGGTTAGATTACATCATGAATCAGTAACAGGTAGAGATGGTTATAGTGATTTCTATAAGAAAGATTTAACTATGAACGTATTAGGACCTGTAGGTGATGTTGTATCAGAATGGATCATTAAAGGAGCTATGATTACAGAAGCTACCTTCGGTGATTATAACTGGGATAATGAAAGTGCTGCTGTAGAATTACAATTAACAGTACAACCAGATTATTGTATTTTAAATTTCTAAAAATATTTTCTCTTTTCTTTATAAATTGCTTGGCTTCGGCCAAGCTTTTTTTTATATTGGTAACCAATATTAAAGGGAAAAGTTCTTTAACATTTAAAAAGAACAATATATGGAAAATTTAGAATTTATGTTAGGTGTCCTATCCACAGTAGGTGTATTCTTAGTAGGATACGCTTCGATAGGAGTGTTTAAGGTGAAAGTCAAAGTTAAAGATGTCATACAATCTGTAGATAATGCTTATCTAGCTATGGATGAAATAGGCAAAGATTATCAGAAACAGATAAGTAGTGTAGAATTAGATTACCAAAATCAAATTGATGAAATTTATAGACAAATGGATTCAAGGTTTGATAAGTTTGAAAATAGAATAAATAAATAATTAATAATCGTTTTAAGAACTTTCCTTTTTAATATTTATTAACTGATAAAAACGTTTTAACCAAATAAAGACTATGAGTGAATTTAAATTCCCAACCGAAGAAATAGAATTACCGTCAAAAGGTTTAATCTATTCTAAAGACAATCCCTTATCAAGTGGTAAAGTAGAAATCAAATACATGACAGCAAAGGAAGAAGATATCCTTTCTAATCAATCCTTTATCCAAAAAGGAAATGTATTAGAAAAATTATTAAAGTCTGTAATTATAAATAAAGATATTAATATCGATGACTTAATTGTTGGTGATAAAAACGCACTGTTAATTGCTACTCGTATTTTAGGATATGGTAAAGATTATGAAATCTCAGTAAAAGGGACAAGCTATGTTTTAGATATGTCAACTTTAGAAAACAAAGAATTTGATGAAAAGCAATTTGAAGCAGGTAAAAACGAATTTACTTTTACAACCCCAGCTACTGGAACTGTTTTAACATACCAACTAGCTACAGGTAAAGTAGAAAAACAAATAGATCGAGAAGTAGCAGGTCTTAAAAAACTCAATAAAGAAGATTCATCAAGCCTTACTACAAGATTAAAATATTTAATCACATCAGTAGATGGCAGTGAAGAAAAGAAAGACATTAGAGGATTTGTAGATAATATGTTTTTAGCTAGAGATTCTAGAGCATTTAGAGACCATATTGCTAAAACACAACCAGATGTAAATCTATCCTACATTTTGGATAATGGAGAGGAGGTGACCATTCCAATTGGTCTAAACTTTTTTTGGCCTGACTACGACTAACTCCCCCGAGATACGTTTACATCTTTTTAAAATGATTCACCAATTAATCTTTCATGGTAAAGGTGGGTATGACTATAACACGGTATATAACATGCCTATATGGTTAAGAAAATTTACCTACTCAGAAATAAAAGATTTTTATGCTGAAGAAAAAAAACAAATGGAAAATGCCGGAAAGAGTGGGGCATCAACCAAGAATCTAGTTAACTCTGACGGTAAAGTTAACACCCCAGCATTTACCGAAGCAAGTAAAGCATATAAGGGTAAAACAAGTTATAAGTAGTAATATTTATAATAAAACATTTCTATGGCTGGTGAACAAATAAATAATGCTAAAACTATGAAGCAGCTAGTAGCGGATCAAAACCGTTTATTAGCCGAGCAAAATAAGATAGCTAAAGATAGACTAGCCACAGATCAGGCTATCACCAGTGAACAACAAGATGTTTCAAATGTCTTAAAAGACCAACTAACCCAATTAAAATTTCAAAAAGCAGAAAAATCTGCTATACTTAGAGCAACAAATTCTATATCTAAAATATCAGAAAATCTTTCAGCTTTAGGAAAAGAAGATTTAACTAATGCTAGATCACTTAAAAAATTAGACGATAATAGATTAGCAGTAACTAAGAATATAAATTCACTAAAGCAAGTCCAATCAAAATTAATAAAGGACTCAGCAGGTTTAGATGCAACTAGAGCAGAATTAAATTTAAATTTAGCAAGTAGTATAGAGGATCAAATTAATAGTGCTATTGCACTTAAAGTTGAATTAGGGTTAGTAGACAATACAGTACAAAATATATCAAATGCTAAAGGTGTATCTCTGTTTGGGGGTATAGAAAAAGTACTAGATAAAATCCCATTACTTTCAGGTCTTGCTCCAATGTTTGGGGCTGCTGCTAAAGAAGCTGAAGGTATAGCAGCTGATATGGAGAAGAGGAAGTTTGGTGCTGACAAATATGCTAAACTTAGGGAAGAAGGAATGGGTATGGATGATGCCCTTAAAGAATCTGGAGCTTCTGTTGAAGACATCCAAAAGAACATGAAAGGTGGTTTCTCTAAAGGTGCAGTAGATAGTGCATCTATGGCTGCAGGTGCTAAAGGGATGTTAAAGAGTTTTATGAAGTCTTTAGGTCCTGTAGCTATGATTATAAAGCTAGTTTCGGCTATGGTAGAAGGTGATAAAGCTGCTTCCGAGATGGCTAAAGGCCTTAATATGTCTTATGATAGTGCCTTAGCAATGAGGGGCCAATTAAGGGAGGCTGCAGTAGATAGTGGTAATGTGTTTGTTAGTACCAAAGGAATGTCAGAATCCATGATGGAAATGAACAAAGCCTTAGGTACTAGTGTAAAACCTAGTAAGGAAATGCTTACTCAGTTTACTGAAATGAGAGATATGGCAGGGTTTACTAATGAAGAATTATTAGGCATAAAAGCAATATCAGATTCTACGGGTAAATCATTAAACGATGTTACAGGTGAATATATGGCTCAAGCTAAAATTTCATCAACGGCTTTAGGGGTAAGATTAAATGAAAAAGATTTATTAAAAGATATAGGCAAAGTATCTGCAGCAACAACCTTATCTTTGGGTAAAAACCCGGGGTTAATAGCTGATGCTGCAGCAACTGCAAAATCTTTAGGTATGGAAATGTCTAAAGTAGATGATATAGCAGGCAGTTTACTTGATTTTGAAAGTTCTATTTCAAATGAATTAGAAGCAGAATTACTTTTAGGTAAAGACATAAATTTAGAAAAAGCAAGACAAGCTGCTTTAAATAATGATCTAGCTACAGTAGCAAAAGAAATATCTGAACAAGCAGGTTCAGCCGCTGAATTTACAGCTATGAATAGAATACAGCAAGAAGCATTAGCTAAAGCTGTGGGTATGGGTAGAGAAGATTTAGCAAAAACCTTATTTGTACAAGAACAACTAGCTGGAGCTACAGGAGACCAAGCAGCTGAAACCGAGGCATTATTAAATAAAAGAATAGAAGCAGTTGGTTTAGAGCAGGCACAAAAAGAATTAGCAGAAGAAGGAATTGAGGGTTTAAGGCAACAAGTGGGGCAAGCAGATAGAATGGCGGCTTCAACTGAAAGGATAAACGAAATTTTTGGAATGATAGGTGAATCTATGATGCCGGTGTTTGAAATGTTAGGGGGTATGTTAGAAATAGTTGGTTATATAATAACACCTTTCCAAATGCTTATGGACCTTACTGGGAAAATCGGTGAAGGGATAAGCAATATGATCGGCCCCTTAGGTATGGTTGGAAAAGCATTGAAAGCAGTTGTTGGGTTAGCTATTGTATATGCTGCTTATGCAACTTTTGCTGCAGTATCTACCGCTTTAGCAGCAACAGTTATAGGAGGTTTAGCAGCCCCTATTGTGGGTGGTATAGCAGCAGCAGTAGTATTAGCAGCAGGTTTTGGTGCTTTAAGTAAAGTAGGAGATGTTAATTCACCTGCAGATGGTAAAACACAAGTATCTACAAAAGAAGGAGGATTATTTGAATTATCTAAAAATGATGATTTTGTAGCATTCCCAGGCGCTTCTCAAATGGCAAACCAAGGACAAAGTCAAACCGTTGTAAATAGCAAAACAGACATGAATGCTACTAATTCGCTATTAGCGCAACTTATTAAAAAAACACCAGATATGGCTCCAATGGGGTTATACGAAGTACAATAATTTAATATTTATAATAAAACAACAATTATGGGATTACTAGACAAACTAACATCCGGACAGGCAAGTGCAACAAGCCTAAATGGTTTAACTCCAACTACACCAAATTTTGCACAATCAACATTACATAAAACATACTCAATTAATGGAAATCCAAATGCAAACAATTTAAGAGCACAAAATGGAATTTTACCCCAACCTTCATCATTAGACATAAATGGGGTAGAACCATCAACTGCTTTAAATGACCCACGCTATGGTCCTGTGGGAAAACAATTAAGTTTTAGAAATGGAACTTATTTAGATAATTTACCTTCATAAAAAATAAATGGGATTAGTTAATATGACCACCAACCTTAAAGATTTAAGGTATGGTAAAGACACAATAGGAGGGGGATCAAGTGGTCAACCTTATGTAAGTAGGAGTATTCCTGATAGTTTTTCCGATTTAGGAAAAACAGGAGGACCAGACTTCCTATTACGTGGTGGGTCATTACTTCCCAGAATAATAGCAAAAGACGTTTCTAGATTAACTAAAATGTTTTTTGATTTTAAGTCTCCATCTGGACCTTTATTTATAGCAAAACAAAACATTCTATCCTTAACAAATGTGAATTCAGAAAAAGGATATGAAAAATGGGTAGAAGATAGGGGTAATAACACAGAACAAAGCCCCCAATCACTTGTAGGAAGAATAGGAGATTTTATAAAAAGTAACATAGGTTTAAACCAAGGATTATATCTTCCTTTAAGTACTATTGCCCAACCGGCGGTAGGAACTCTTGGTATACATTTAAATAAACAAGGTTGGAACCCAATTAAAGTTACAACTAAAGGTTCTCCTGACGGTAATACTATCTTAGGTTTACCTACTTATTTAAATACAATAGCAACAGGGGGAAATGAAGGTAATAAAAGTAGATTAGAACCCCTTTTACTAAAAATAAATAACAAACAAACTGATAATGTTTTATTTGAATACGGTGGTGGACCTGGATCTATATTAGGCGTAGGAAAAACAAAAATTCGAGTACCTTTAGATCAAAGAACGGGAGTTAATAACCCTTATTTAGAAAGTGAATTAAAGTACACACAAAATTTTGGTAAAAATAAAATACAAAATTTACCATTACCAAACCCATTTGGACGTGGTAATGCACCTCAATCAATTCCTTTACTATACAACCCTAGTGTTTATACTCCGGGCTTAGGTAAGAATAAAAATATAGATGATATCCAAAGAGCATACGGCGCTACTATTAAGTTTGCAGCATTAAGTCAAAGCCCTAAATATAGTGCTATCTATTTAGATACTTTATTTAATAGCGAAGATGTCATAAGCCCTAATAGTTTTAGCCCCAGTGTATATAATAGTGGAAATTTAACAACAAACGTTAGTAAATTAAGTAGTGGAATTGGAGGTAGAACCCCAATACAAGTTTTTACTCAGGGTCAGATAGAAAACTATACTCCTACTAGTGAAGATGGTAAAATAAAAGAATCATTTACTAAATTAATCGCCCCTAGTGGGTCACAACAGATCCCTGATACTTTAGATTATACTAAAAAGAATTTTGAACAAAGAGTTAATTTAGGTGATCCTGGTAGAAGAGGAAATTTAAAAAGTTATACAATTGGTAAACAAGAAATTAATAGTACTACTCCATTAACCGTAAAAGACAATTCATATTATACAAAAGCTTTAGATAAAATTAATGCTTTTCCCTTATATCAATCTAATTCTGTAACAACGGATAATGATAAAAATGATTTTGTTAAATTTAGAATAGGGGTAATAGATAATGACAACCCTACTAAAAAAACATACATTCACTTTAGAGCTATAATAGACGAAATGTCAGATAATTTTACTGCAGAGTGGAAAGGTCAAAAGTTTATGGGTAGGGGAGAACAATTTTACAAATATGGGGGTTTTGATAGAAAAATCAGTTTAGGATGGACTGTAGTTGCCCAATCAAAACAAGAATTAATCCCTATGTACCAAAAATTAAACTATTTATCCTCAGTTTGTGCTCCTGATTATTCAAATTCCGGGTATATGAGGGGGAATTTAATTACATTGACAGTAGGTGGTTACCTTCAAGAACAGGTTGGAATTATGACTGGAATTAATTATTCTGTACCAACAGAGAGCCCATGGGAAATAGGAATCCCGGATAATGGGAATATTAAATATATTAACCAAGGGGATAACGAAAAAGAAATATTCACTGACCCATCAGTAAAAGAATTGCCAATGATGATAAATGTATCAGGATTCACATTTATACCTATTCATGATTTTGTTCCACAATTACAGCAAAATGACTATAATGGCAAGCAATTATCAGGGGGTGGGAAATTTATTTCTAAGTATGGTCCAGAACAATATATCAACTTAGCAGCGGCCTCTGGGAATAATTATGATGGAAATGGACAAAATATTAACTATATTCCTAAAAAATCTAAATAGTATATGGGGAGATATAGCAAAATAAAGGCAATTAGTAGATTAAACTCAAGAGGTTTATCTAGTGCTTCATTTTATAAAAATGTTAAATACCCTGAAATACCTTTACAGCAAAGTGATATATATGTTTATTCTGAAGAAGGGGATAGATTAGATATTTTAGCATCACAATATTATGGTGATTCAACTTTATGGTGGATAATATCCTCAGCAAATTCTTTTCTAAAACAGGATTCTTATTATTTACCTTTAGGGGTTCAAATTAGGATACCCCTTAATATAGGTCAAATCCAAGCAAGGTATGATGATATTAACAGTAGAAACTAAAGGTTATGGGAAAAATAGTAGGAGAAGCATTTAGAAAATATGTAAGCGATCAACTTCAAATAAGACAGGAAACTGCGGGTGCGGGGTTTGGTTCTACCAGATCTACAGAACAACTCCAAATACAAAATAATAGAAATGCTTGGTTAAAATTAGCCTCTTCTGTTAGAGTTCAAACTGTAGAAGAAATATTAAAAGAACTTAAAAAACAAACCCCTAATATAACCAAAGAAATTCTTGAAGAATCGGAAAGAACCACAGGTGTTTCTAGGTTAAAAGCTATAGGGTTTTCAAAACCTGAATCTTTTTTAGGTAATAAATTAGCCCTAAACTCAGTATTATTTAATACATTATCTTCATTAACACTTGCTAGTAAAGAAAACAATACCGATACCCCTAGTAGTTACAAATTTAGAAGTGGGGTTTCAACTACTGGAAAGAATTGGAATGACTCTTCTTCATATGGTTTAGGGGGAGGTGGTCAAGGTATTTCTCCTTCTCCCGGTTTAATTAGTGCAAAAGTAGATTGTTTAAATAGAGGCTCAATACGAAAGGCAACAGTTGAAATTAAATGTTTTGATAAATTTCAATTTGAACTTATCGAAATATTATACATTAGATTAGGTTATACTATGTTACTTGAATGGGGGTGGGATAAATTTATAAACAATAATAATAACCTTCAACAAATGGGTAATACCCTAACTGAAGACATATGGTTTAAAGAAGATAACAAATATAACTTTACTAAACTTAATAAAGCTGTAGAAAGATATAGACAACTATATAGTGGTAATTATGATGGGTTCATAGGCAAAGTTAGTAATTTTGATTGGACTTTTGAACAAGATGGAACTTATAGCATTACCCTACATCTAATATCAGTAGGTGATATTATTGAATCTTTAAAAGTTAATCTTCCTCAACAAGTAAAAACACAAGAAGATCTAAAAGCGATTGTAAATGGGTATAATAGTGGTCTCCAAAATTTTCCAACTTCTTTAGAATCTAATGTAGTGAATAACGCGGGGTCATCACCCTTAGCTTATGATTTATTTACAGATATTATGGATCCTAAGGGTAAGAATAAATGGTGGGGCTATGGTGAATATTTAAATCTTTATTGGCGTTTAAAAAATGATGATTCCTCTGGTGGTTTATTAGAAAATATTAAAGCACTAAATGATGGAGAGGGAGTAGACATAGATAGATTTGGGTATTATTTAACTTTAGGGGAATTATTAAGAAAAATAAAAACCTTTTGTATCCCTAAACAATCAGGGGAGAGTATGCTCCTAATGGATACGGATGAAGATACTAATATAATGGCTGTTTACCCAAACCAAATTTCGTTTGATCCTAAAGTAGCACTAGTAAAACCTTCATTTGCAAGTAATATTGCATTAAATAATTATAACGAATTTTCTACAAAAAAAACGGGTGTCAAACAATATTGGGATTGGATGAAAGCCATGAAAGATTGGGTAATTACAGATAAGGAAAACCCTAATGTATTTTATGGTAAAATTATGAATATATATCTTAACTATGATTTTGTCTCCTCTTTACTTGAAAAAAGTACGGAGAACAGTGGGGATGATAAAGGAGATATTTATTTGTATAAATTTTTACAAAATATATGTAATGGTATTAATTCCGCTTTAGGAGATATACCTAATTTAGAACCTATTTTAACAGATGATAACATTATAACAATCCAGGATCAAAATAAAATTAGGGGAATTGAAAATAGTAGTTTTAAAGGTCAATTTTCAGATAAAGTCCAATTTGAGTTATTTGGGTACGATTTATCTAAAAATGAAACTGCTGCAAGTAAAAATAAAAGCAATATAGTTCAAGATTTCAGTTTCAAAACTAAAATGGATAAAAACCTTTCTTCCATGATATCAATAGGGGCTACAGCTAATGGTACTTCTACTAAAAACTATGATGCTACTGCCTTTTCTAATTGGAATGCTGGGTTAAGAGACCAATATCAATTTGAAATAAAAGACCCTAAAACCGTAGATGATTCTAAAGGTGATTTTGATGTAAATGAAAACAGATACCGTCCTTTAACTTTAGCAAAAATTCAACAATTAAAAAAACATTTTGATGAGTCTGCTACTGACACCCACTGGGGTATTTTTAGAAGATCAAATGTAGACTCAACCAGGTTCGGGATAACTTTTGATGTACATAAAGATGTAGAAGCTTCCCCATTAACCGGAAAAAATTACTCAAATACTACTTGGAGTGAATATGTGAATGATGTTATAGAAGATATAGAAGATAAAGGAGAACCACCAACCCCCAAAGAATTACAAAAGTTTTCTGATAATTATGTTAGGTATTTGATTCAAGCTTTTAGAGGCAAAGCCAATGGGTCAGAAGATTATAATGGGTACTACTACCAATTAAATGGTGAATTTGTAAAACAAGGTAAACAATCATTTAAGGGTTATGTTAATATATTAGATAATAAATTATACAATGCAACTGGTACCCCATCAACAAAAATAGGGTTTATTCCTGCTAACCTAGGTCTAACCTGTGATGGTATATCTGGTGTACGTATATATAATAGTTTAAAAATTAGACAAGAATTTCTTCCTTCTCAATACCCTAAAGCATTAGAATTTGTAATTTCAAAAGTAAATCATGAGATAGGTGATAATACTTGGTCTACAAAGTTAGAAACAATAAGCACACCAAAAACTAAAGATGAAAATTTAGGGGATTTTACAAGAACTGCAGTAGAAGAAACAACTAATGAACAAGTAGATAAT